GAATTACGCCATCCCTCACCCACTTACGGGTCGTGGATAATGACACACCAAAGTGCTTTGCGACATCCTCAATCGGAACTAATTGCTCCATCACGCTTTCCTTATTGTGAGTGCGAACTCTGCATCTACGTTCAAGCCCTTCGGCAGAAGGTCTGGGTTCTCTTCCAAGAACTCCCGTACATTCTTCTGGTTCAGGCGCTTATCCAAGAACTCAGGTACGCCATGCTCAAGAATAAACTCGTGCATGTGTTCCCAGTCGCTAGTCCAATACTTCTGCTTAATCGTACGGTAAAACGTACCAGCATCCGTCTTGACACTTTTGATGTCGTTCTCTTTTAAGTAGCCCAGTAGCGCACTCTTTATTTTATTTTGCTGACTGACTAGCTTGTCATCAGCTTCCCTAAATTCCGCAGATAGGCGTTCCCGTTCAGCCTTAATCTTGAGGTAAACCTCTGTCATTTTGCCTAGCGGCACACCGTCTACGTCTTTTGCATCAGCCATGATCTTCGTCCTTCCATTGCCGAGAACTGAAATATAGTGGTAGGTAATGGTTTAATCAAGTATTTCTTTGTAAAGATCAATAATTTTTGTATGTGTGTCTATTTTGTTATCTAGTAATGCGTACACACGTTTTTCTATGTGAGATCCTTGCAACTGTACCACTGTGCACTTATGGTCTTGCCCCGCTCTATGGATACGAGCGTTAGCTTGTGCATATGTTTCCACTGAACTGGTTGGCCCCCACCACACAATCGTATTAGCAGCGGTCAGCGTAACGCCGTGTGCCGCAGCTTGCGGCTGAATGACCAGCACTCGTGGAGTATCTGTCTCTTGGAACTCTTTAAATATGCGCGTGCGCTCGGTGGCACTGACAGCCCCACTGATAATCTCGGTAGGTATCTTGTCCTTGCGTAGCTTGTCAGCTAGTAGCTGGATTGTGTGCTTGAACGGCACGAAGATCAGGACTTTCTTACTGGACTCGTCAATCACCTCGCGTAGCACCTTGTATCGGTGCTTGATGTCGAACTCCACCACCTCATTGTCATCGGTGTATACCGCACCAGAACTAATTTGTAGTAGCTTGTTCATGTTGACCGCCGCTGTAGCTGCCGTGACTGTTTCTTCCGCAGCTTCCATAACCATGCGGTTCTTCAGTTCTTTGTAATACTTCTCCTGCTGACGTGTCAGCGGTACCTCGCGGTTGGTGTACACGATGTCAGGCAGATCAAGGCACTCTTCTTTGGTAAACCGGATCGCCGGTTGCAGTGCGTTAAATACCGTGTCGGTAGCGTCGGGCTTGGGTACCCACTTGAAGTTGGTCACTTTGTACATAACCTGATCGCGGAATGAGCCGAAGAAGCGTGGTACAGCTTTCGGGTTAACAAGTTTAGCCAGACCATACGCATCCAATGGACTCTGTGCGGCAGGTGTACCCGTCATCATCCACAGCCATGTGTCAGGGCTGAGTAGTCTGTTTAGCGTCTTCCACCTATCAGTCTGAGCATTTTTGTAGTGTGTGGCCTCATCCACAATCACTAGGTCAAACCCACCATTGGCTATGGCATCCGATACGATTGCTACACCGTCGTAATTTATTACTACGAACTCCGCATCGCTTTCGATCACAGCGGTTCTTTTCTTCGCTGAACCGTGTGCTATATCTACCTTGCGGTGCATAGCAAAACTAAACAGGTCTTCTCGCCACGCCGAATCCATAATAGATAGAGGGCAGATGACCAGAGCACGTTTGATACGTCCTTGCCTCATCAGGAAGTCCGCTGCCCATATCGCACTGGCGGTCTTACCCGTGCCTTGCTCGTTGAAACAGAACGCACGTTTGTTGAGTGTCAGGAATCCCGCCGTGGTCTTCTGGTGCTCGAACGGTTTGTACTTGCCCGTCCATTTGTACTTACCTTCGATGGGTGACGGCGCTTTAATATTTAGGTTCTTGAGTACGTGGGTCTCGTCTACGCCCCAGTTAACCACCACACGATTACCTGATAACTCCTTACTCTTTGGTATGACCTCGGTGACTTTCCGTGGATCACGTAGCCGCAGTAGCAGCGCCTTGTTGTCTATTACTTTCATTGGTTACCCTGTTTATTTTTCGTTAGCACATAGTCTTTGGTGACAATGCCGTACTTCGCATCGCCGCGTTTATGCGCGTCTATCCATATTTCACGCCCGTCCTTGAGTGTTCTCCAGTGGCCTTTCACTTCGTGTAGTGCGTTACCGAACTCGCGGGTGCGCGGAGTCTGTTTACCCTCTATAACTTGTTTCTCTTTGGGTAACTTGATCTCAAGTTTGTAGTGCCGGTTGCGAGGCCGCATTCGACTATTAATACTCTTTGTGTGCTTGCTGCGAGGTACAGGTTCTGTGAACACCCAGTTAAAGTTTTGTGCGGCTATAAACGCTATGAGCCTCGGAAAAGACTTAATCATCGCCACCGCGTAAGGACTAGTGTCCTCAATAGCGCCCTGCATAAAAATTGCTACGCCACGACGGGGGTCAAAATCACCCTCTGGAAACGCAGTGGGTATGCCGGTCACTTGCGAGAGCATACGTCGTTCATCAGAGCTTAAATCGTGCGCCCACTCATCATAATCTATTTGAGCTTCGCCCGTTGCGGGATCAATAAACCCAAACTTAGGGAGAAGAATAAGGCGCTTAAACACCTCGTAAACCGTTAACCCTGCCCTATCTTTAACATGGGTATCGTACTCGGCTTCGTAACTCGCCCACGGTTTGTCCTGCACGCCGTCAGAGTAACCGGCGTTAGCAATAGAGGTAGGGAGATGGGTGATGGTTATTCTCTCCCCACCTACGGGTACTTCGCCCACATAATACGTATAGCGATAATGTGTGTCTGGTAGAGCTATCGGCTTATCAATATCTATACTCAGAGTTTGCTGTTTATACACTTTGGTTATTAGCCAACCCTCGAATACTTGCTCACCCCTATCTTCCATACTGGGGGGCTGGGGCATCTCCCATGCTATAAACATCTCATCGTGTGGAATTCTTGCCTCCCAGAAATTAGTGACCATCTGCCTACGAGTGCCTTTCTCAATTTTAGTCATCGCGTCTAAAACTACGTCTTCCGATACTTCATAGGTGACGCTGTTCAGCAACTGCCTAGCCGCAAAAGGCGCGGCCTCGCTTATCATTTTCTTCAGGACTGGTTTTGTAGGAAGTGCCACACCTCTCACCCGCAGATACGGCTTCTGCATTGTGTGCGCTATCTCGGCTTGAAAATCCGTTACTGTAAACTTGTTACTCATGTTTTACCCCTCCCATGCAAAAAAGCGCGAAGTGGGTGTCCACAACACGCGGTTAAAAAGTCCCGCCATACGACCACACCGGACGGGAACGGTGCAAAACAGGCAGGAATACTCGCCTTGGTCTAAACTGTTATTGTCAAGTGAGGAACAAAGATAGTAGATTGATCGCTACGACAATACCTACGCCGACCAATATACCTAACTTTATATCGTCTCTGTTCACTGCCTGCGTCGGGGTCTATGCCCCGCTTTCTTGGGACTCTGCCCGTTACGGCTACGGTTAGCACTCCTGCTTTCTATTCGCACACCGTCTTTGTTACTGCCACCACGACTTAACATCTTATTGTGGCTTACGTCTCTACCTTCCCTCTTATCCGCTCTGCCATCTTTGTTGGCATCACGACTCGTTCTGTCCATAGCTCGACGCGCACGCTGCCTCTCCATCCGCGCTTCGTGTGCTTTACTGCCCACTGGCGGGTTCTTCTGCTTCTTGCGGTCTGCTTTGTTTTTGTACGGCATCAGTTCTTTCCGTTGTGTGGACATTCCAACACTGGACACCATGCTTTACATAGTCCGCTGGGGTTGGGGTTCCACGTATCGTTCTCAAAAGCTGTTTCCATGTCGCTGTATTTACTCAGCCACTTAGTCCACATCTTCTCCTCTTCCTCTATGGTGTAGCGATCCCTTATCAGGTCGTTACTCACCACAAACAACAGCCCAGCCCGAACGGTCTCCACCTCGGGGTAGTGCTTGAAGGTAGCCAAAGCCATAAGCTCTAGCTGCCCTTTGTCAGCATATCTTGCCGACTTGCCGGTCTTGTAGTCAATCACCCATGCAAGGTTGTCCTCGCGGTTCAAGATCACAAGATCGGCAATACCTCGGAACCAAACATCGTCAGCAAAGAAGCTACACGCCTCTAAGTCTTTGGTTAGCCCCATCTTAATCTCGCATAGCTTCTCACCTTTCTTGGCGTTCAGCGCATCGAGCATACCTTGAGCGTAGCTAAACCGTGGGTCGAGTTCACCGCCGTCACGGATATATTCTTCCGCAGCTTCGTGAAAAGCTGTTCCATACAACGTAGCCTCAGACTCCTTGAACGGGTACTGCTTGAGCACCTTCTCATGGTAGAACTGCTTAGGGCATTGCTGGAATGCCTTGATCTTACTGAACGACCACGGCGCTATGCTCATCAGAAGCTAGGTCTCCCGCAGTAACCATACCCAGAAGTAGTAGCGAAGTGACCGCCGTAACATTCCCAGTTACAGACTTTCTTGCCGTGCGCCCCTTCAAACTCGTTGACTAACTGCCACGAGTGAGTGTGGTAAGCGTAAGCTGACGCCCCCAACGCTAAAAGAACCATCCCAAAAATAACTTTAATCTTCACTCACAGTCTCCATATGCGTATGCCATACCACTCTCACATTCTAGTGGTAACCCCTTAGCCCATGTCGGGACGTACCTCATGCACTTCTCGACGTACTGCTGGGCTTCTATCGCTTCAGACTCAGGTACACATGCGATAACTGAGTCGTGAACTGTCAATACCGCTCGGTACTTATTGTTTATTAGTAACATCTGATCGCCTATTACACAACGTGCTAACGCTTGGCAGACGTTCTCTATCACCTTCCCACCGTAGATCCGCGTTCGGCCTCGGCGTGTCTTGTAACTATACTCTGTCCCCTGTGAGTTATACTCTCCCCTGAGATCCTCATAACGCATCAGGAGCTTAGACGGTAGACGTATAGATTCCCGGTCTCCTATAACTTCAACCACATCATCCTTACCAAACTGGTAAGTAGCACCGTTCGCCATGTGCGAGATCATGTTATGGGCTTCTCGCCACACATGACTGATCTTCCAGTTTGTATCACGGTATATGTTGATAATCCGTCGCGCTTCATCAAGTGATATGTCCGTACCAAAGGACTTCAACTGCGCCTGAAACTTAACAGCGCCCATGCCATAACCGGCACCCAGTATCGTAGTCTTACCTACGAACCGCTGATCCTTCGTTATCTGATCTTCAGGTACTTCGTAAATCCGTGCCGCCATCTTGACGTACACGTCTTCCTTTTTACGGAACGCATCGGTCAAATCATCCTGCCCAGCGAACCACGCCAACACTCGCGCTTCAATCTGCGACGAGTCACAGTCTATGAGTATGTAGTCCTCGGGGGCGATGATACTTCTCTTTAACATCTTACCGTTTGGCCCACGGCTCGGTAGGTTTTGCAGGTTGATCTTGTCATCCCCACCCCACCTGCCAGTGTGTGCCGCATAGTATCGCACAGGA